GTTACCGGTAAAGATTATCAATACGTTCATGATATATTTAGTTTTTATGGACGTAAACTGGGTCATTCTAGTGTGGGCCCAGTTTGGATCAAATCATACAACCAGCTCGGGTTGAAACCTATGTATTCATTTGGTAGTACTAATGCCGCTAAATACGAAGTTAGAATGTATGATGGGTTACTTGGAATCGAATTGATTAAAAAACCAGGTATCACAATCAAAAAGTTTTTGAAATGTTTTCCTGTCGGTAAGTTTCTGTGTATGTCAAGAAATCATGCATTCGCTATCATTGATGGTGAACTGATTGATCACATCACTTTGCTTATCAACACAAGAATTACTATTGTTTTTAAAGCATAAAATGAAAACTCTACTCCGGACATTAGAAACCGAGCCCTCGGTGAAAATCAAATTCATCACGAAGAAAAACACAATTCGTATCATGGAATCTACTCGTAATTTGAATTATATTCCAGATAAACAACGTGCCGGGCTGAACACACCTATGTACACTAAACCCGGCATTATTTGGGTGTACGATTTGATGGTTAAAGATTGGAGAGCAATCCGAGAAGATGCAATAATTCAAAATGAAAATAAATAAAATTTATCTCGATCTCGATGGTTGTGTATGTAACTTCAAAAAAGCATATGAATGCGTTGAGATGGCAAACACACCAAGAAAATTTCGTACTTGTGTGACTCACTTAAGAATTTTTGAAAATCTCGAGTGGATGCCAAACGGTAAGAATTTGGTAGATCTTCTCAAGTCTACTGGTGTGCCCGTGGAAATTCTTACGTCACGTGGAACTCATGATAATGCAGTTGGGGAAGAAGCAATTCGTCAAAAGAATTTATGGCTCGATGACAATGGAATTGAATTCCCTAGAAATTTTGTAAAAATTGGTATCGACAAACGGAATTATTCTGCTCACGGATCTCTTTTGATTGATGATACGCCAAAAGTAATTGAAGCATTTAGCTCAGGGTTAGGTCAAGGTATCTTATATGAGGATCACAAGTTTCAAGAGATGAAAACAACGATTATGACAATGACACTTATATGAAAAAAATAAACAAACTTGGCAAAATAACACCAGTTGAAGCAGAAATTTGTAACATTCTTTTAGAAGAATCGGCCGAAGTAGTTCAAGCAGTAAGCAAAGTATTTCGATTTGGTTGGTTGAGTTGTCATCCGGACAAGCCAGAATTTACTAATAAAGAACACTTAGAAGAAGAATGTGGTGATTTATTGTGTATGATTAAATTGTTATGCGATAAAGAAATTCTAGATATGGATAATATCTCCAGATCGGCCGAATATAAAATGGCCAAGTTGGGAAAATACTCAAATATAAAATTATGAAACTCAGATGTAAAGTAAATGATTTGGCTTTTATAGGCAAAGCGCTTTGCCCCGTGAACACCGGCCGAGTAGTAACATGTAAAGAACTGCTCGGAAATTTCATACTCGGTGAAAAGATTGTTTTTGGTGGTAAAGCATGCATATCACCATATAGTGGTTATATGTGGTTAGTTTCTTCCCCAGGAATTTTAGAAACACAATGTGGACATTCTAAAGAAGGTATTATACCAGACTCATGGCTTATTCCGATTCGGGCAGAACCATCGGAAAATTCTGAAGAAGAAATTGCTGAGGATCTTGGCAAAGAATTAGCTTATATTGATGAAGGAAACTAAAATGAGCTTAGATGAAAAAACATTTGGTGATACACCTGCTGCTATGTATCTGGCTCGAGCATTGAATGAGTTGAACTCATTAAATATGTCTCGGTCTGCTGGTAAGCGGATTACTGCTACACGGCAACAGGTAGCAGAACTCGAAGAAGCATATGTAATTTCTGCACTATCTCCCAAGACAATTGCTAACTGTCTACGGCTGATGCGACTTGAGATTACAAGTCAGGAAAACCCTTACACCGATCATGGTAAGGAACGATTGATTGAACAGTTGATTCGTAATGTCCAGATCGGGTATATCAAGAAAGGGTTGCGTCTTTGCTCTGTTGCTCGTAAAGCAGAACGGAAACTTGAAATTTCTTCATATGAAGATGGGATAGAATCCGCCGAAGATCTTGATATGTCATTAATCAAATTATATGACCGTCAATCTGGAAAATATTTAAATGTAGGTTTTATCAACAAAATAGACGGAACGAAATACTCCAGTGCAATTTTTTCTGACGACGTTGAAACTGTGACTTCGGAGGTGTTGATGTCGCGATCAAACCGTCGGTGTGCCCGACTTGGTAAGCCACACATGGCAGTATGAAGACTCGCTCGTTTGCCATTGTAACGACCATTATGCTGTCATTTTTGACGCATAATGACTCTTACGACATTATTTTAACTGGTGACGATGGAAGTTTAGAATTCGATGGAGCCGATATTATCTTTGTGAGCAAAGAGGGCATCAAAAAAGTTTCAGTTACTACTAATAATGCGATTGAACTTTGGCTTGCGCAAGGGAAAATACAGGAGATTTAGTATGAAAGCTATTATTACCTACAAATTCAACAGCCACGGTGTATGTGGTGCCACCATTGGAGCAGATGGCAATGGCGAGTATGGATATATTTTAGATGGTGAGTTCGAAAAACTACACGAAAAAATCAAAGAACTGTATAATACCGTGCTAAATAGGCGTGGAGTGTCAGATGTGGTTTGCATCATAAACGAAGATCGATATTCTGGCTTTCCTATTACAGAGATCAGGGTGTAATATGCTCAATAAGTTTGATGAAAATGATTTAGTTTACCGATTGTCTAAGCGTGCGGAGATTCGCAGGCAAATCGCAACTCGTAAATCTGTCCAAGAAGGTGCTCCGGATAGAATCGCAGATTTACTTGAAGAAGCAGCAGACGAAATCTCGAAGCTCAGAGAACAACTACACGATATAGACACAAAATGATTATCCGAGCTGAAGCTAGAAAGCAGATAAAAGACAAAAATAGTATTGCTTTGACGAAAATTATTGAAGATTCTAAAAATGCAATTCTGAGTCAAGCTGGCGGATGTTACATACCAGAGTATGGAGTCGATTATTTCAATCCGATTACTAAAACTAGAGATTCAATTGGACTCTTAGTCCCATTTTATTCCAATGGGAAACTTAGACGACACTACGGATTAATAAATCAGGAGTCTCAAAAGCCAATTGTAAGAATAATTCAAAAGACTTATGAAATTAATGTGTCTAGAAATACAGAATACGACCGATTTGTACAAATTCTTCAAGAACTTCAATGCGCCCATGATGCTGCATTTGACTCGGGAAGAAATGATATAAATCTATTTGTTGATCTTTGCAATAAACTAATAAAGGAAATTTATGTTAGAACGTGATAAAAAGGGGTATTTAGAACCCGTAGAAAAAATTGATGGTAAATGGTATTACTGGGATCAAACGTGGTCTAATAAACACGGGCCCTATGAGAACTCCGTAGAAGCGAATCTTGCACTATTGGAGTATTGTAACACAATATTAGGTGTAGCATGCGCTACGGACGTTTCTATCGAACCCTAATCATTAACTAAGGAGATAATTATGGATAAGCGTACACAAGAATTGGCCGAACAAGCTGGATTTGTATTTTGGGGCAATGAATCATGGGGCCCAGGCCCCGGTCACATTGATTGGTCATGCAACTATGATGAAGAATTCAATAAACTTGATCAACTTTTGCGGGAAGAATATGAGAAAAAAATCAACGCAGAGCCCTTATCAGCAGCCGTGAAATCTTGGACTGTTACTACAGAAGAAGATTCGGAAACCGGTGATGTTATTCTACCTCTGCCAGATGATATGCTCGAGCAAATGTCTTGGGAAGAAGGTGATACTTTAGAATTTAAAGATAATTCGAACGGTACATTTACTTTGAGTAAAAAACAAGAAACCGAAATCGTCCTGGTAGATGTTGTTTCTACATACCGCGTTAGTTATGCAGTGGAAGTTCCCAAAGGCAAAACCGAATGGGCTCTTGATACTGTAACTATGGAAGATGCAAAAGAATTTAGCCAAGAATGGCTGGGTGAGCAAATCATTGGTCACCGCGTAGTTACAGAAGCCGAAGCTCTTGCTCTCTGTGACAAGCAAAATGAATATTGCTCAAGTTGGTCAGATGAACTCAAGAAAAAGAATTTTTTCACTTCTCTCGAAGAACAAAATGTGTATTAAGAATTAATTTACACATATTCATAGTTGTTTTATAATAAATCATCTTCTCCAAATCACAAAGGTAAATCATGGATTACGAACAAAAACTTGAACTTGCTGGCCATCAACTCCTCAAGGGCCGGCCCCTGACTGATGTGCAATTTGAATACTTCTTTGACCACTACTGCAACTCTGGCGAAATGCCATATGGTGTGGCAAAAGCCAGATCTGGTGATCCGTATAATTGGATTGATGACAAGATATCTAAGGAATATGAGCGACTCAATACTGTGTTGCAAGTTGGCGCTAGGATCTAATTTTCAAACCAAAGATTATAATGAAGAAATTTACACAACAAGAAATTGCAAATTGGGAAAAATGTGAGAAAGTTCGACAAAGTGGTGAATTTAACATGTTTGCCATACAAGCACAAGAAGCATCTGGACTCACATACGAAGAATTTATGTTCGTTATGAAAAACTATTCTGAACTTGCCAATGCACAACCTCGACAATAAAATGAACAATTATACAAAACATGCTCTAAACGAATTCAAAATTCTTGGGTGGATGAATGAAGATGGAAGTTTTGAAGATCCTATGCAAGCGCAAATTTGCAACCACCTTATGGATTTACTTTATGTGTTTGCAAACGAAGGCCATAGTGGAACTTCGGCGCCATACACAATAAAATTGTTTGAACATCTAGCTAATTTTAAACCAATTGGTCCTTTAACTGGTGAGGATTCCGAGTGGGAAGATGTTTCGAGTTATAATGGAGATAATGTGTTGTATCAAAATACGCGCGCAAGTCACGTATTCAAAGATAGGGCTGGGGCATACGATGTTAACGGCAAGGTATTCTGGAGTTGGGTCAGTGACCCAGATATTGACGATGGTGAACCATTTCAATCAAGCTATATTTCCGCTGATTCTAAGGTGCCAGTAACATTTCCATATGTGGTTCATGACCACCCAGAATACGTGTTTGAACCAACTGAAGCATTTCCCAACGAACACTTAAAATAAACTAATACACTCTTTTAATTTACAAGGAAAAATCAAATGACACTAACTAATAATTCCGGTCTGACACCTGCTATGCTGACAGAAGCTGTTGGCAAATTGCTCAAAGATACTGTGGTTACAGTAAAGTTTACCAAGGTTTCTGATAGATCTGAGCGAACAATGGCTTGCACTCAAAACTTTGAACTCATTCCAGCTTCGGATTATCCAAAACAAGAAGCACTACCAACGATTCGAAATGAAGAAATTCTGAAGGTATACGACATGGAAAAATGTGCATGGCGCTCATTCCGCAAAGATTCTATTATTTCTTACGAGGTTTAATTATATGGTCGCTGATAAAAAATTGGATGAGTTGCGTCAACGTAATGAACAACGTCTTAGAGAGGCCAAGGAAAAACTTGGAACTAAATGGTTGCTTCATGAAGCAAATAAAGTTCAAAAGAAATCAGAATTAGGTTTTGTTCTGAGTTGATTAAATAGTTTTGTTGTGAGCCCGTAAATACTTGAATAAAGCCTAAGGAACGGTTGAAATAGAAGATGTTGCAATACATCGCTACGACGAATATGGTTGTAATTCCTTTAAAACGAAGGGATCCAAGAACCGGTTTCGAAACCGGCAGCTCCACCAGAAGCATTGGTTAGAGTGGCATGTAAGGATTACCAAGATCCCGAGGGCTGGAATTCTTTACCTATGAACAATAGGATGCTTCTGATGGGGCTGACATGGTGATCGATTGGGTTAGATAGTAGAGACGGCAACCCGGTAGGCGATGACCGTTAATCAAGCAAAACTTGTAAATGCAAATGATGCATACTTTTTGGTAGCTGCTAACGCTTAAGCCAAACGAGGACTAGAAATTGTTCCTTGTAACCAAAACAACAATGGACCTCGAAAGGTCCATTTTAGTTTAGTTTAGTCTTGATTTAAATCTGACATCAGCCAATTTTGCAATGGATCTTTACTTGGTCCAGATGAATGCAATGTGTTAAAGTCTGCTGTGTCAGATTCAGTGCCGTCATTCACAAAACCAAACGGAGTCATATTTTCCATAATATATGCTTCCTGTTTTTGTGCAAGTAAATGGCGAACATTTATATTTGTTATATCGGCAAACATCGATTGCCGAGTTAGCCAGCTAAAAAGCCAGAGGCATGTAGTCAAGTCATCATTGATGTTTGTGTCTGATGCAGCGTATGAAGCACCCTTTTGCTCAAAAACATTCAATTCTTGAATAATATCAAACGAATTTAAAAGTAGTTGATTGCCCTCGACTAATTCTTTTAGACCTGAGCACCCAATATTCTTAACTCGTTTGGTTGTTCTTACACCAGGATAACCATTGCCTTCTGTAACACTTTCCTTTATCGTAAAATAGATGTTTGCATATTCAAATTCATAGAACATAGTGTTAGCAATTTCCTGGCCAGCATCATTAATTTCAATCAGACAATATGCGTCATTATACTGCTTCACAGTGTTCATAATCATAAACGGATAGGTGGTCAGTCCAATTGCGTTGTCTTTGTACGTAGCTACGACTTGGTACGGTGTAGTAGTGATGTCGAATATGATAAACGCGGAATAGTCTAAATGCTGACCACGCGAGGTATCTACTGTGCATGCATATGAATGGTCCTTGATTGGCGCTTCATACATCTTCAACGAACCAGAGATAAATTTTGGATCAAAAAATGGTACCATAGCCATTTTTTCGCCTGAAATCAAAGTTTTACTAGATCCTATAAATTGGACCATAATTTCTTGATTGAATTTAACTTCCCCAAGATTCTTTCGTTGATCATTTAACCATTCTTCATCACGGTCTGGATTTTCGTCCCAAGTAATTCTCACGGGGGAGAAACCATTTCTACCTGCTTCTGCTTCTACCCACATCTTGTAGAACATATTCATGCCCTTAGGTGTAGAAGTTACAAAGATCTTTGTGTTCTGGCCAGATGAAAGTACTGGGAAAACTGATGTTAAGAATTCTTCTGCTATATTATTGGGTACAAACGCAAGCTCATCACAATATACGTGCGTGCACGACGAGCCTCTGATCGCATTCGGACTAGTTGCGGCAGTGAAGATCTTTGAATTATTATCTAACTTAATTGAACCTTTATTCCATTCGACTACACCTTGTTGAATCCAGAACGGAAGATTTTCATAAGAAAACTGGATACGAGAAAGAATTTCTCTGGCCATTGCCGCCTTGTTGGCAAGGATTGCAATATTTTTATCTGTGTTGAATAAAACTACCCAAAGAAAATATGCGGCTGTGCAGATAGTTTTGCCATATTGCCGTGGGGCAAGAGCAATTACTTTTCTATTTTCATGATACG